GATTTTAATTTGAGAGTATATTCAACAGATAATTTTTATCTGGAAAATATATATCTTTGTCTATTAGATATTACTGATAATTTTACAAATTTATTTCATTTCGAACAATATTTTATACTCAGTGATATATTGGATGAAAGTGAGGTAGAATAATTTGGCTAATCAAAAAAATAATTTTGATAAACTTTTCAGTAATAATGATTTAAAGATAAATCAAAATCTTTTTAATTTTGAAGAAAGAATAAATGATAAAGATGAAGAAAATCTTGAAAAAATAGTTAATTCTTTATCCAATATTAATAATAGATATAAAAGAGTTACTGGAACTAATGTTATTGAATTTTTAACAAGATTAGAATTCAATAATAAAGCTTCTATATTAGGTGGAAATAGAAAACTTTCTGCTAAAGAAATGAAATTAAATCTAGAAGAAGCTTTACAAAATTCTTTCGGAAGCATGTTTTTAGGTTCTGAAAGAGAAAGATTTTTAAAATACGAAGATTATCGTCTTATAGATGCGTATATACCAGAAGTAGCTAAATGTTTAACTGTTTATAAAGATTGTATTATATCACCAGATGATATAACTAAAAAAGCTTTACCTTATTATTTTAAAGATAAAGTATTAGATCTTAATAAACATGATGATACTTTAAATAAAAATTTAGCTGAATTGGAAAAAACTTATAAACTTAATAAAAAAATACCTGTATGGATTAGAGAATCTTTATTATTAGGTGATTTATTTATAATTATTATGGATTATAATCAAGCATTTGAAAGAGTTCTTCGTGAAGATGATGATAACAAAAAAGATGATATTTTTGTTAATAATAAAAAAGAAGAAGATCCAGAGATTATTAAAGAAGATATGCTTTTTGAAGAACATGAAATTTATGATCTTTTAGATTTGAATGAGACTGAAATGTTAAATTTTGGTGCTAAAGAAAAAGCTAAAAATGAGCAAGATATAAAAGATCTTAAAAAGAATATTATAGATAGTATTAATAAAAATATTAAAGTATATAAAGATCCTAAAGATTTATTATCAAATGATATAAAATTTATGAGTTCAAGAAGGAATTCTAATTCACTTAATCTTAATGGTTCTTTATTAAAAGTTCCTAATCCAGAAAATATGATTAAAATAGAAATAGATGATTTCTGTTTTGGCTATATTTATATTGAAAAATCACAATTAGAATATGGTGAAAATATTGATTCATTTAGATCAACTAATAACTTAAATAGATCATTAACTCATAATAATAATGATGTATTTAATTCTAGATATGATTTTCTTAATAACTCAAATGCTTCTTTAAGAGATAAATATTCTGTAATAACAGATATATTTATTAGAGGTATTAGTAGAAAAATTGATAAGAAATTTATCAACAAGAATAAAGATTTTAAAGAAGCTATATATAAACTTGTAAAGCAAGATTATATATTAGAGAAAGAAATATCTTTAACATTTATTGAACCCGAAAATGTTCATCATTTTAAATTAGATAGTGATAAAACTTATGGTGTAAGTAAATTAGCTAAAATTATATTCTTTGCTAAGATATACCTTGCAGTATTATTAACTAATTTAATGCAAAAGGTTTCTAGAGGTAGAGATAAAAGAGCATTTTATATTGATACTGGATTAGATGATGATATTGAAGGAGCAGTACAAGGTGTTATTAAAGATATTAAATCTAAAGAAATAACTACCAATTCATTATCATCTATAACTACATTACTTAATACTGTAGGTGCATTTGATGATTATTATATACCAACAATAGATGGTGAAAAACCTATTGAAATAGATACTGTAGCTGGTATGGATGTTGAAGTAGATAGTGATTTCCCTCAATATTTATTAAAATCTATTATCTCTGGTATGGATATTCCTGGTAACTATATTGATGCTACTATGGATGTTGATTTTGCTAGATCTTTATCAATGCAAAATTCAACATTTGTACGTAATATTATAAATTATCAAGGAGATTTTGGTGAGTTCTTTACAGAAGTAATTCAGCATTTATATAAAAATGAATTCTGTAAACAGAACTTTGCTAAAAATAATAAAAATAAAGATTTATATGAAACAGAATTAGATAATGCCAATAATATATCTATTAAATTCCCTGTTCCTGTTTATTTAAATCTTACTAATATTAATGATCAAATAGGAAATGCTTCTAGTACAATAGACTTTTTAGTTAGTTTATATTTCCCAGAAGGATCTACAGAAGAAAATGTAGAAGATTTAAAAACTAGATTTAAACAGTCTATTGCTAAAGATTATTTCTTAACTACTATGGAATGGGATCTGTTTAATAAAATATATACAGATATCATTAAAAATAGTAATAAAGATGCTATTAATTCTTCTATTAAATATAGTGATGAAGAAAATGGTATGGATGAAAATAATATGGAATCTGGAGAAGATGAAGGATCTGATGAATTTTAATTATAATAACGTAACAATGTTCAAACATTGTTACGTTATTATTTTATTTATTAGCCGTTACTGATTCCAATAATGTCTTTAGATTCAATTTGACCAGAAGCCTCATAGCTTTCATTTCCTCTAGAACCAAGCTCTTGACTATTATCAGGATTGAAATTATCTTCAAAGTTAAAGATGCACTGCTCTTCAGCCAATTTAGCTCTTGCAAATGCATCTACTTTAGGACCAATATGAAGATTACCCTTAAAAGGAATATCAATTTCAGGCGAATTGTGTTCACCTTGACTATATTCAAAATGAGCAATAGGAATTTTAGTAGGCATTACATTAGTATAATAAGCTGCAAACTCTATATTGTGAATTTCACTATTATTAAAGTTATTAGCATCAGGCCTAGTTACTACATAAAGTAATTCACCTGTATGGTTCTTAGCAGCATAATCTATACCAAAAGCTTTAGGATAGGTAGCTATATCAGTATCAGGATCTCTTATACCAGAAACCCAGAATTGATACATATTTTTAATAGGATTACCACTAAACTCTTGATGTTTAAGAGTAAATTCAGTATTTTGCTTAGAAATAGTCGTTGCATAATTATATTCATTATTATTGAACGACTGTTCATAAGCTGCTGTCTGTAATTCAATATCAGCTAAACCATCAAATGATTTAAAGTTTCTCTGAGTTAATTCTTTAAATTTAGGAGCAAAGTTAGTTACCCATTTAGGTAATTTAGTCCAAATGATAAAAGCATAACCAGTCACAAGAGGATCAAAATTTAAATCTTGTAAATTCATATGACCAGTAAAAAATGAATCATTAACTGTATTAAATGAAAATGCAGTTAGTTCTTTACCTGGTAAAATCATAAGATAAATATCTCCTTTCAAAATTTTTATAACGAAAATATAGTAGGTTGAAAATCAACCTACTATATATCAAGAATTCTTATACTACTACGTCAAAGTTAATTATAATTCTTTCAATAACATTATTGAATTGAACTGTAATTGATACTCTGAGTATCTTATGCTGCTTATCGTAATCAGAAGCATAAACATTGGCAGAAACAGAAGTACAAGATCTATTAGCAACGTAATTAGAAAGATAATTATTTAATTCCGAAGAGAATGCAGAAATAGTATAATTATCATTAAATTCAAACTGATAATCAGCAGCCATTTGCTCTACATTACGTTTCATCTTAAGAAGAACAAGTACATTGTTGATATTAGAAAGAGGAGTATTAGAAGACTCAGCTGTTAACTGAGAACCAATCTTTGTCCTTCTAGTATCACTTTCAATGTAATTAATTCTCTTACTATAAAGCATTTCTTTATAGGATTCATTAGGTATCCAAGAAACAGATTTAAATCCTTCGATAATACCTCTTCTTGGACCTGCAATAGTAAACTGTTCACCATACATTCTTATATTGTAAGGAAGCTTACTTGCAATAAAATAAGGAGTAGTTACATTTATATCTCTACCAGTATAAGAAGCATCATTTACAACAAAATCTTGAGAGAATATACCCATAAGATTTGTATAGTAATTGAAAGAATCATTTCTCCAATCAATAGCATCTTGAGGAGTAGCTTGCTTATTAGTATCAGCCCAATAGAAGAAGTCACCTCTAAGATCTCTTGCAAGAGATACGATTGCAGCCTTAACATCAACAGGATAATTTGCATCAATAATGTGATCAATAAGAATAAGGTTAGTATTAAGTAAATCTTCATCTACTAAGCCCTTATATGCCTTAATTCTCATCTTATTAATAGCATTTTCTCTTTCCTTCTTATAAGATGTATCATAAGAGAAAGAACCATCATTACCCTTAAGAAGTCTTACAGGCGAATTAACTGTTTGAATTGTATTAACAAAAAGATCTTTATTTAAAGAAACTAAATTAGACTTATATAAATCTATATTTTCTTTAATTAAAGTTATTATCTTTTCAGTACTCAGTGTTTGATTCTCGCCCTTATCATCATCATAAATCTTATTCATTAAAGATTCATTTATTAAAGCACAATTTAAAACATACTGATTTTGAATAAGATCAACTAACTTAAATACTGTAGAAATATTTACATAATATACTGCAGAAGTAATAATCTCATCAAGAATAGTTACAGCCTTATAAAGCTGATTAAATACATACTTGAATACAAGATCTTCTACAACTTCATTATTTGCAGTTATATCATTATAAGTAACAGTATCAGTTAAATTAGTATAACCATCTTTGATATTAGATATAACACCAATGATAGGATTATAAATTTCTTCAACCTGCTTAATCTTATCAACAATATCTACTTTAGGAACTCCATTTACAAGAGTTATAGTACTATAATCATCATTTATAGTAAGACCATCATAGATGCTTCCAATATTTAAATTACTATTAACATAGTCATAAATATCTTTTACATCAACTGCTACATATTCCATATTATCAATAGTTTCCTCATCAAGAGTATAATCATTGATAAACTTAAGAATATTTGTAGTAATATCAAGAATCTTATTCTTTCTATATATGGACTGATTAGAAACTATAGCACGCTGATTAGACCAAGTAGTTGATTGATTTATATTAGCATTTATCATATTATATGCTGTACTATCACTTCCAGTAGAATCAGCAGAGTCCTTAACGGCACTATAATAAGATAACAGCTCAGTAGTTTTATCAAATACTTCTTGAATCTTATCATCTATTTCAGCACAATCTTCATTAATCTTTAAGAAATTAACATCACTATGATCTTTTTCATATTCCTTCATAGCCAGTATAAGTTTCTCATAAGGTGTAATAACATTGTCTGCATTAGATTCTTCTGTCTGTTCACCAGTTTCATCATCAAAAATTAAATCATTTACTAAATAATTATTGATAATTTCAACTAAAGCACCAGAATAATGATTTACTGTAGAAATAACAGCATCCTTTGCAGGAACATCAATTACTTCCTCACCAGTTTCAGAATCGATATGAGTTTGAGCAGGAACAGCAGGCTCAACTTCTACCTCTTCTACAGTTCTATTAATAATGGCTTTTATTTCATTCTTAATAGTCTGCCTATCAGTAGAGGAAATCTTAGAAAGTAAAGTCTTCATATATTCAATAGATTCATTGATTCTATTGTACTGAGTCCTTCTTACACTATTGTCTATATCAACTATAGCATTTTCAACATCAAAAGGTGTCTGAATTATATTTCTAACATAATCATCATTAGAAGTAATTACTTCACCATTATTATTATACTTATATAAAGACATATGAACATCTTCTACTTTACCAGTATAATCATTAGTATAAGTATCAGATACACCATTAACATTTCTAGTTTTACCAGAAAGTACATCAATAATATAAGGATTTACTTTAGGATTTATTATAGCAGCAAGCTTTTCATATTCTTCATTATTAAACTTACATCTATAATACTCAGAATACTTATTGATAACATCTTCTATGAACATAGATTCATTAGTAGAAGTAGAAATACAATCAGGATCAAAGGATACATAAAAAGGTCCTTCTACAATACTATAAGAAGAAGCATCATTATCATATTCAACTACTTCAAAGTTATAAATTCTAGAATTCTGAATGCTATCATAAGAGCTATTAAGAGAAATTCTAAAACCTAACTTATTATAAGCTACACCCCTACCAAGAGGATATACTAACAGTATGAAATGATTTAAGAAACCATCTACTGTAGTAGCATTTCTATCAGAATAAAGTTCATTCTGAAGGATTTCTTCTTGAGTATTATTAGCTTCCATATAAGTAGCTAAAGGCTTAAGTGTAACATCACCATTTTCAATAGTGATAACATCACCATTCTTATCTTTAATGGTTTTAGTTGAAGTAGAAGTTTGAATATTTAAAATTACATGAGAATAAGTTGCATCTTCGGGAAGTACTCTTAAGATATAAGCTTCTCCACCAGCTTCAAGCCAATTAAGGATATTGTATCCTGCTTGACCGTACTTGTTAATATTTGGTTCACCATATTTAAAGAGGAACTCACTTACCGAAGTAACATATCCAATTTTATTATCAACACCTTTTTCAAATACATCAGCACAGAAAAGTTTTTGATTACCATTGGCACTTTCATAACCATAGGTTTCAGTATTTATAACTGATGTAACTGAAGGATGGAGTTGATTTAAAGTAGCTTCAGCCATTTAACATTTCTCCTTTACATTAGATTTATAAATTATAAATTTTATAATTAAATGTTTTACTTAATTAGTTTAATATTTGATGGTCTTTTCAATCGGTGATTCTACTTCTTTTTCGTTATTTTTAGTTTTCTTAATAGAAGTTATTAATGATTGATTCATATCTTCAAATGCTAAAGATGCATATGTTGAATTAAATTGTGGAATATTTTTAAGATTTATATTTTTATATGATAAATTATTAACTTTACTATCTTTATTAATTTTTTTCCTAAAAGGATCTCTAAGATTATTTTTATCTCTCATTAATTCAGATATAGTTAATTCACATATAAAAGATGAAACACCTAAATTTATTCCATTTATATCTAAAGTGCCTAAATATAAATTTACAATTTCTTCATAAGGAATTATAGAAGGTAAATTTCCACCATGCAACATAAATATAAAATCTTTACAAGAGTTTATATTTTGTTCTACATTACAGGACGATAAAAATATATTGCCTTTATTAAGAATAAATACATTATACTCTTCTTCATCTATTTCTGGTTTTAATTTTCCTTTATAACTACCCATATCATCAAATTCAAATATCATTCTTATTGGAAGTTTTAATGTATGAAAAATACCTTTTTCTTCCTTTTCTTCTTTTTCAAAAGTATTAGTTTCAAATAGAAAAACTCCTATAGTATTAATCTTATTTCCATCAAATTGTGCTATATTCTTTTCAAAATAATATTTCGGAAGATATATTTTCATAATATCTCCATTAAATCTA